GAGAAAGAGGAACCCCTGAATCTCCCGGAATTAACCTTTAAAAAGTAACAACCGAGCATCATTAAACTTAAAACCTTAATGTAAGGAGAGACGAAATGGCGTATCGTACAATTCATCAGTGGGGGAAACCCCGTCGGGTAGAAGGTCTGGCTTCCACCAGTACTATCTATCCCGGTCACTTGGTCGAAATGACCAGTGCAGCTTTGGATACCTGGAAGCTCCGTGCCACAGCGGCAGGGAAAAATGAAAAAGCTGTTGCAATCGAGGATGATCTGCAGGGTAATCCCGTGGCAACCGCTTACACGGCAAACAATCGCATTCAGGTTAACATTTACCGATCCGGCGAGGAATGTATCGTCCGGGTAGCCAATGGCGAGAACATTGCCAAGGGTGACAAACTGATTGCCAACAGTGACGGCACCGTCAAGGAACATACGGCAGACAGTTCTGGTGTTGTTCTTGAAGAGCATGTGATCGGCATTGCCCTTGAGGCCAAAGACATGTCCGGTTCTTCTGGTGTCGATCCCTCCGACGTTATGATTCGGATGCGTTGGTTCTAATCTCAATTTAATACTGTAAACTTCAAAATAGAAGGAGAATAAAAGAATGGAAAAAGCGAGTTATTTCATGAACGGACAAGCGCATGGGGACGTTGCCTCTATTTTGGCAAACGCTGCTTTTGACCCCAATGCCCTGCGTCCCTGGATTGGTGATGACGGCAGATCCTATATTACACACAATAAGGTAGCCGTCCCGATTAACAATGCCTCCACTCTCCGTAAGGACGAATGGAAACAGATGGATGAGACTGTGATGCAGATTGCCCGTGATCGTCTTGTCGGTGTTGCTGATCTTGAAGCCCGCGGGCTTACCTTCAATATTGGGAATGGTCTCGGAACCACGGTCCTGGAATATGAGGACATCAGTGATATGAACGAGGCAGAAGTCGACATGGATGCGGAAACTGAAGGTCGGAATGACCGTGTCCAGATGGACATCAAGTATCTGCCCCTCCCCATTACCCACAAAGACTTCCGCATCAACATTCGGCAGTTGGAGGCCTCTCGTACCAGAGGTTCGGCCCTGGATACTACCCAGATCCAAATTGCTACTCGTAAGGTAGCGGAAAAATTGGAAACCTTTCTGTTTCAGGGTTCCGGTGCAACCGCATACACCTTCGGTGGTGGTTCCATCTACGGGTATGAAACCCACCCCAACCGTGTAACGGGTTCCATTACTGCGGATTGGGATGACAGTGGTGCTGACCCCGTGGCAGATATAATTGCCATGAAGCAAGCACTCCTGGATGTCAAGAAGTACGGGCCTTATGGTGTTTATATTCCGTCTAATTTTGAAACGGCCTTGGATGAAGACTACGGCTCCTACTATGCGAAAACCGTTCGTCAGCGCATCCTTGAAATCGGTGGAATTGAATTTATCAAGGTGTCCGACTACATGACAGCCGATGAGGTTATCATGGTTCAGTTGTCCGCGGATACGGTTCGTATGGTCAATGCAATGCCAATTGCCCCGATTCAGTGGGATGTCAAGGGTGGCATGGTCAAAAAGTTCAAGGTCTGGTGTATCAAGGTTCCGCAGATCCGTGCCGACCAGGACGGCAACTGTGGTGTTTGTCACTATTCATAATCAATAACCTAATTGGTTTTAGGTAGACTGTAAAGGTAACCACTCCAAAGTCTATCTGAAGGAGCAAAAATGAGAGCTAGATTAAAAAGTGGAACATTTAGGGGTAAGGATAAAAAGTACACTCCCGGTGACATTATTGATAATTTTGAGGAAAATGTCCCAAAATCTTTTCACGACATGTGGGAAATACTCCCTCCTCGGGAAAGGCGGGAAGAACCGCCGAAGGAGATGAAGACAGAGAAACCCAAAACAAAGGTCACAGTCAAGGAACCAAGTACGGCAACAACCTCGAAGTCTACCTCGACCCAGAAGAAGGATACCACAAAGAAGTAAGCCGGGGAGATGTACTTGGGATTTGGAAGGGCGAAACTGTTTTCATTATTGGGGGTGGTCCTTCGTTAATAGGGTTCGACTATTCCCCGATTCATAATCGAAAAGTCATTGGCGTCAATAATGCATACCGTTTAGGTGATTGGGTTGATATATGTTGGTTCGGTGATCTAAAGTGGTTGCATTGGCATCAAAAGGAGTTAAGGTCTAGCTATAAAGGGATTATTGCGCATTGTAATACCAGGTCTGATTTGCGAAGAAAGAAGTGGATGGTCCCTTTTCATAGAGGAAAACCATTGGGCATTGACATAAATCAAAAATCGGTTGCTTGGAATCGATGTTCAGGTCTTTCTGCTATCAACCTGGCCTATCATATGGGGGCTTCCACAGTTTTTTTACTTGGCTTTGACATGAAGCATGACAACAAGCAAAAGAACTGGCACAAGGATCATAAAGAGGATCAGTCGTTAAAACTTGCTGACCGTCGATATGCCCATTTTTTAGTCGCCCCCCAAATTATATGGAAAGACGCCCAAAGACTCGGTTTGAATATTATAAATGGTAATCCTGATTCGGCTATTGAGCAGTTTCCAAAGATGACTCTTACAGAGTTTCTTGATAATGAAAGCGAATCCAATGCCGATACTTCCATTTTTTAAAAGCTTTCCACCTAAAGGAATTAAAGAAGCACGAATATTCTATGGTTCAGGAACAGTATTTAGTGAAAATGTATGTATCGAACCAAATGTCAGTATTGGGAAGAATTGTTTTATAGGTACAAATACAGTTATCCGAAATGGAACGGTGATTGGGGATAATTGTGTGGTCGGTCATTTGGTCCTAATTGAAAAAAATGTAAAGATGGGACATGATTCCACAGTTCAGTCCCAATGCAGTATAACACAAGGCACAACCATCGGAAATTTTGTTTTTATCGGTCCATGCGTAGTAACCGCAAATGATCTGCCGATGGTTAAGTATCACCCTGAAAGAGGGCCTTTTATTTGCGACGCTCCTGTTTTTGAAGACCGGTGCAGTGTTGGTGCGGCATCCCATATTTTACCAGGGGTTGTTATAGGTGAAAGTGCTGTAGTAGGAATGGGATCGACTGTTACTCAAAGCGTCCCTCCCGGTGAAACTTGGTTTGGGGTTAAAGCGCGGAGGAAAGAGGATATGACATGTTGACATTCGCCGTGTCCTTGCGTTCCGGGGGTGATTACATCATCGATGATGCCATCACCTTGTCAAGACAAGTAAGACGTCATATGCGAATCCCACACCGGTTTGTGTGTCTTTCTGATTTATCTTTTGATGATCCTTATATTGATGTCCTACCCTTGAAACAGAATTGGCCCGGTTGGTGGTGTGTTACCGAGTTGTTTCGGCTTACAGGACCCGTTATTGCTACGGGATTGGATTCTGTTATAATCAATTCGATCGATCGATTAGGTGAGTTAGCACTTAGCTGTTCAAAAGATATTTTTTATATGACCAAACCTCAACTTCCCGGTTTGCGAAAAGGGAAGAAGATGAACTCCGGAATAATGATATGGAATGGGGACTGGACTTGGTTGTATAAACAATTCAAGACAAAGTATATTCCACGTTTCAAAGCTGAAGAAAAATATACAATTTGGCAGTTAACTGAGAATAAAATAAAAGTTCGTTTGGTTCAAGATTACTTCGACGGATTCTATTCTTATAAATTGAGTATCAGGGGAAAGAGCATCCCAGAAGATGCTAAATTTATTGCCTTTCATGGAAAACCGAGACCGAGTCAGTGTGAGGATCAATGGGTGCAGGATGTTAGAAACGATCTATCTGTTCCTTTTCATTCTTTTGCTGCAATAGAGGCGGCATGATCTATACAAAGACATGCGGTTTAAATCATCTTGAAGATGAAAGTGTCTGTTTTGCTTTGACTGACAGATGGATGAATGCTGCTGCTGATTCGGGTCTTAAACTTGAAGTATTTTGTCCAGATAATATGGATGTTCCTTTCACGGATAATATTCGTTGGATCACGCGAAAACATCCCCTTTTTGATTTCATTCAATTTCATAATGAAGTCAATAAACACAAAAAACCTAAAGAAAATATTATTTCTAACCACGCTCGTATTTCATTCAATGCTTCCATCGGGGATGAAGGTCTTCGATATGCAAAAGGACCGGACGGTGAGATAATTGGAATGAAGCATATGGGGAATGTTGTTATTCAAAAAGGGGTTGTTGTCGGGGCTTTTACATCAATAGCAAGGGGGATTTTTGGTCCCACGCTTATAAAGGAACACACCAAAATTGACAGGGGTGTTTTTATCAGTCATAACTGCACTGTTGGTAAACGCTGTATGCTTGTCCAAGGCGCGTCCTTAATGGGTTCTGTTACTGTTGGTGATGATTGTTTTATCAGTGGCAATGCTGTTTTGCGAAACGGAATATCAGTTGCTGATCAGACATTAATTGCGATGGGGGCTGTAGTTACGAAAGACATCCCATATGGTGGGTCTGTTTGGGCTGGAGTTCCCGCGAAACGGTTACAGGGATGGGATGGTGAGATCCCGTGAATCTAATTGAACAGACCAAAATAGAAACAATTGATCATAAGAATTGGGACTTTTATCGGGATAATTATCTTGCTGGAAATTACACCCACGATGATTTGATTGTCATAAACGATTACTGGTTTGATATATTAAGAGAACAGGTCTTTTTTCATCCCGCATGGGCGAAGCGTTTGCTTGGTTTTTTAGTTGATGGGTTTGAGGTTGTCGAATTGGGTTGTTACTGCGGTGAACTGGCAATGTTGATGTTAAACCAGTTTCCGAACATCTATTCTTGGAAAGGGTATGATGTTTGCTCAAAAGCCATCAAGCATTCAAAACAGCATGAAAAATACCATCCGATTCATTTAAGCGAAAAGTTTTGGGACACGAAGATCGAGGCACATGATGTTTTTGTATCTACACACACCTTGGAGCATTTTGCCTCCCATGAAGTATTCTCGATCCTGGATTACATCGAACCCAAGACCCGACACGCGATGTATTTGGAAATGCCAATCAAGGAAAAAGGTAAAGTTTGGAGAGGGGGTGGGTCCTCCCATGTATTGAGGTGGGGGAGAGTTCATTTCCGAAGTTTTTTCAAAAAGCGAGGGTGGAAAATTCTATTTGAACAGGAAAAAGGAATGGACTGGGCGATAGGGGTTTACAAATGATCGATCCGATCCTGATAACCGGGTGCGCGAGAAGTGGAACTTCAATGACAGCGGGAATCGTTCATATTTGTGGGGCGTTTGGTGGGAATCTTGCCGGGGCTCACAAAGAGAACAAACGGGGCATGTTTGAAAACCTTGAAGTTCGCAATTGGGTCATAAAACCGTTTTTCAGACAAATAGACGCAGATCCAAGATGTCAGAAACCTTTGCCCGATATAAACAAAGTTTTTTCGTATACAAATAATCGGAGTTTCGTTGTGGATTGGGGGAGTCGAGTCCGCAGGATATATTTGAAGCAGGGGTATTATAAAGGCCCGTGGTTCATTAAAGACCCTAAGATTGCCGTGCATTGGCCGATTTGGGACGCCGCTTTTCCAAATGCCAAATGGATCATTGTTCGCCGTGATGGGGGTGACATAATTCATTCTTGTCTCCAAACCGGATTTATGAAAGCATATCAAACAGAAGAAGGTTGGAAACATTGGGTTATTCAGCATCATCGATGTTTCCAGCAAATGATTAATGGCGGGTTGTGTATCCGGCAAGTGTGGCCTCAAGACATGATCAATGGGGATTTACAGCCAATGCGTTCTTGTATCTCCGACTTTTTAGAGCTTGAGTGGAAAGAAAAAGAAGTCCTCAATTTTATAACTCCGGCATTATGGAGCAATGCAAAGAGGAAAAGAAATGGCCAGAACAAACAGCGCGTTGGTTAAAGAAATAGTGACAACAAGCATGACTGATTTGACGGCATTCATTACTGCGGCCAATTTGATTGTCACAGATAAACTTAGTTCTTCTGGTCTGAGTGCAGCAACATTGACGGAAATCGAACGTTGGCTGGCCGCTCATTTTGTTGTTTGCAAAGAAAGACAACCGACAAGCAAACGAATTGGGGAAACGGAAGAATCGTATAACTGGAATACGAATACAGGTCTTTTACGAACCACCTATGGGCAAGCCGCGATTGCATTAGACACAACCGGGACATTGTCCAAAATAGGTAAACCGCAGATCCTTTTTGATGTAGCAATGGATTTGCCTACGGATACGGACTAATGACTTTCGGAACTTTTCCACAAACCGCGACATATTGGGCATTGGCGGGAAATGATGGTTATGGCGGCATGACGTTTTCGACGCCCGTTGCCGTTACTGTTTTCTGGCAAGACGTTAATCAGAAATACATGAATGAAAGTGGGGAGGAAAAGGTAAGCAAATCCAAAGTGTTTCTTGAACAGGATGTCACCGTTGGGTCTTATTTGTATTTGGGAACCAGTGCTGCGTCCTCCCCGTATGATGTTTCCGGGGCTTATGAGATAAAGTCCTTTTCAAAGGTTCCTAGTTTAGATGCGTCCGAATTTGAAAGAAAGGCGTTGCTCTAATGGCAACTATTGTTATCCGGGGTAAAAAAAGAGTCATTTCTAACCTCAATCGTGAAATTGCGAAGATAGAGGGTCTTTCCCGTGCCGGTCTTTTAAAAGCCGGTATGCTTCTTTTGCGTGAATCAAAGAAGCAAGTTCCGGTTGATACGGGTGTGTTGAGGGCCTCCGGATATGTCGATCCAGCTATCGTTCGGAATGGTATGCGGGTGTATGTTGGTTATCATGCGGTTTATGCGGCAAGGGTCCATGAGAACATAAGAGCCGGTGGAACCTATGGGGAATCCCCATCCGGTAGAAAATACAAGCACTGGGCCAATGTGGGAAATTATAAATTCTTGGAATGGCCTTTGATGTTAAATACCAGAAGGTTTCTCAAGATAATTAGAGATGCGGTAAGGATTAAAAAATGAACTCCCCATCCGTCGATGTCAAAGATGTATTGGAAACTTACGGTGACAGTTCATCTTCAGGTACTTACGACTTCGGAACTAATTTATTTGTTTCTTTTGAACCCGATTCGCCGGATCGTTGCATCACGCTTTTAGACACGGGAGGTCTTGATCCCGACACGGTAGCGACATATGAACGTCCTACTATGCAAATTAGGAGCCGTGATGTGTCCGACAACTACCGGCAAGCTTACGCATCGATTAAAGCCATTATCGACATTCTACACGGGAACCGATTCACGATCAACTCAACCACTTATGTTTTTTGGCAGCAAGGAGATATTTTTTATCTTGGCAGGGATGAAAAGAATCGTGTATTATTGACGGCGAATATGCGTATGAATAGGCATCCATAATCTAAAAAAGGAGAACTAAAATGGCTATTGCAGGAGTAGGAGCACAATTGTTGAGAAGTGTAACCGAGGACAGTTCTGGCGATGATTCGTCAGGTGGGACAGTGACGACTTATGCGGCGATTGGTGAAATCAATTCGATTGACGGCCCGAATATGTCCCGTGAAACCATTGACACAACGGCCTTGGATACATCGGGTGGGTATCGGACCTTTATCCCGTCTTTTCGGGATGCGGGGGAAATAACGCTTGAAATGAATTTCACGGTGGATACCTATGATGATATGCTCTTGGATTTTGAAGCGTCTAGCATCCGGTATTATCACATTGTCTTCCCCGACACCACCTCTACCACATTGGAATTTGCCGGGTATGTGACGGCCTTGGGAACATCGATCCCGACCGACGACAAAGTGACCGCAAGCGTCACGATTAAAATTAGTGGCGTGGTAACACTTAGCTCGTAAATAAAATGCTTTATGTCCAGAACCATTTTATCTATAATGAATAAGGAGTATTTGAATGACACTTTTAACCAAAAAAGACATTCTTCAAGCAAAAGATTTTCAAGAAGAAACCGTGAAAGTTCCTGAATGGGGTGGTGAAGTTAGATTGCGTGGACTTACGGCATCGGAACGTGATTCATTTGAACATGAGCTGTTTGAGCAGGCGGATTCCCCCGGAATGAAAGTTGTTCGTGCAAGTCTGTGTGCGCGGTGTATTATCGATGAGGTGGGGAAGAGACTGTTTTCCGATGCAGACATCAAAGCATTAGGGGATAAATCCGCAATTGCTTTGAATCGGGTTTTTCAAGTGGCTCAAAAATTGTCAGGACTCCGAAAGGAAGACGTTGAGGAATTGGCAAAAAACTGACCAAGCGGCCAGACAAACTTTTTCAGTTTCGTTTGGCCTTGGCCTTGGGTTATCCTCATCCAGATCATCTTTTGAGGGAATTGACAAGCAAACAGTTGACCGAATGGATGGCTTATTCCTTATTGGAACCGTTCGGACCAAAACGCGACGATGAAAGGGCCGGTGTTTTAGCCTCCGTAACAATTCAACCCCATTTGAAAAAAGGAAAGAAAATAAAACCTGAAGACTTTTTCCCGGACAGAACTAAAATATTTGGTTTAGGTAAAAAGAAGCAATCCTGGAAAGAGCAGATGAAAATATTAATGCCCTTAGTTAAGGATAAATAATGTCAATCGGGAACATAATCGGGGGGTTACACGCTTGGATTGGATTAGACACATCCCGTCTTAGGGCAGACGCAGCCAAGGCCGGTAAGACGATCAACGGGTTGGATTCTAATTTTAATAGACTGAACCGCTCTTTAATCAATACGAAGACAATTATATCGGGGGCAGCGGGTGCATTCGCCACATTTGCCGCAAGGGATTTGTGGAATACACAAGTAATGGTTGACCAAGTCAATCGTGCTTTTATGGTCATTGCCTCAGGGGGAGGTGGTCCTGAGAATGCTCGCCGTGAACTATCCTACATCCGCCAAACAGCTATGGAACTCGGTCAAGAGTTCTGGAGCCTTACCGATTCTTTCAAGTTTATCGCCGCCGCCGCAAAAGACACAGCTTTAGAGGGTGAAGGGACTAGGG